CCCTCAAACACATCTGAGGCGTCAATACTGCTAACCGCCAGGGAGGAGATTTACCTGTACCTTTAAACAGAACTCCTTCCCCCTGGTCGGGGAGTCACAGCGTTAGAACTTTCAGACGGTTCCCAGCTCCTTATCAATGCCACTTCAGTGACGAATGACACCAGACACGGTCGTCCGGAGTGATTGCTTTATCTGGCCCCATTGGCCGGAGAGCGTTGGCCGCAGCCTCTGCCTTCCTGACCCAACGGTAGTAAGCTGCGCGGTATTTTCCAACATACCCTTCGAAAGAGAAATCCTCGAAGGAAGAAGGACCACACCACACACTTGACCAATTACACAACCCCTTCATCTTACCGGCCACAGCATCATCGTCAAGGCCTTCACGATCACACCTAGTCCAGGAACAGCCTAACTGATCCAGACACCCCAAAAACTTCTCCGTTGCCAGACAAGAAAAAGAAGGTGTACCACCAGAACAAAAGCCCATGCGGACCTGTTCGCGCCGAGATTCGTCGGTTAAGCAACTCATCCAGGACGCTAGTCGAAGGTGGTGACGAGAGATACGATCGCTCTCAGGGAAAGGAAAACCCAATCCACCCTTGTCACGAGAGGTCCACCAACTGACAGGTGGGAGCTCGTCGAGGAGGGGACGAAGATAACGCAAAGAAGTCGAAACGATTTTCTTTGCCATGTCTTGGTCCCAACCCTCGACGGCCTCCCACAGGCAGTCGCTGACCTGTCCCTGACTCCAGGGCACATCAGTTTTCCGAATCGATCTGAGGAGATCACCACGTAAAAAGGACTTCCCGCCCCTAACTAGACCAAGGTTTAGTTGGGGGACAACGGTAGGTCCCTCGCGTGGATGCGCGACCATCACATCAGGCATGTCCCAATCCCAAGGGAGATGGAACATCTTTGAGTTGATGATCACGTATTCACGCGATACGTAGTTTTTTCCAACAGATGGAGAAAGTCCGGCAGCAGTCACCCACTTAACCCACACATCGTAACTACCGACGGGAAGCACAAAAGCAACATCGTCGCCATTGACCTTCAGCGGCACATGGGGTACAAGTCCCACATCGTCAGTCTCCTCCCAGAGGGGGATCGTGACTCCGTAAG